CGCCCCGGGAATCGGGCCCTCTCGCGTGCGCACCACCGTCCACCAGTTGCACACCCTCGTTACCATCAGACCATGGATACCGGTAACGAGCCACCCGTACCGGCCGAGCCCGAGCCCCAGCAGCCCGCCGGCCACACCACCGGCAACGGTCAAGCCAGGGCCCGCGACGGGATGAACCGCTTCACCCGCACCGCCGAGAACGCGAAACGCGACGCCCAAGCCGCCCAACTCCGCGCCGAGGGCTGGACCCTTACCGCGATCGCCGAGGAGCTCGGGTACTACGACAAGAGCACCGCGCGCAAGGCCATCCGCGGAGTCCTCCGCGAGATCGTCCGCGAGCCAGCCGAAAAGCTGATCGCCCACGAAGCTGAACGCCTCGACACCCTGTACGAGGAAGCCCTCGAAGTCCTCCTCCGCGACCACCTCACCGTCTCCCACGGCAAGGTCATCAAGGACGACGACGGGAACCCCCTCCTCGACGACGGAGTGAAACTCGCCGCGATCGACCGCCTCGTCAAGGTCCGCGAGTCGTACCGCAAACTCCTCGGCCTCGACGCGCCCTCCCGCGTAAGCGTCGACGCGCAGCAGCTCGGCGACGAGATCAGCGCCCTCCTCGACCGCGGCACCGCCAGTGACGACGCCAGCAGCTGACATCGAGCGGATCCGCTCCCAAGTCGGCCAGCTCGTGCGCGCAGGCGACACCCGCCAGTTGAAGATGCTCCGCGACCAGCTGCAGACCCTCGTCGACCGCAACGCCCTCGCCGGCCGGACCGCGAAGTACGGGGCGCACCCGGTCCGCTGGGTGGAGGAACGCCTTAATCAGACGGTGTGGTCGAAACAGCGGGAGATCCTCAACGCGGTCCGCGACCACCGTCGTGTCGCCGTCCGCTCCGGTCACGGTGTGGGGAAGTCGTGGACGGCCGCACTTATCGCGTGCTGGTGGCTCGACACGCATCCGCCCGGTGAGGCCTTCGTGGTGTCCACCGCGCCGACGTTCTCGCAGGTGCGGGCGATCCTGTGGCGGTACATCCGCAAGCACCACCGCGCCGGACAGCTCGCGGGCCGGGTCAACCAGACCGAGTGGCTCATCGACGACGAACTCGTCGGCTACGGCCGGAAACCGGCAGACACCGACACGGACGGCTTCCAGGGCATCCACGCCCGCTATGTCTTGGTCGTGTTGGACGAGGCGTGCGGCATCCCGGAGCAGCTGTGGACCGCGGCCGACGCGCTCGCGACCGGCCCGGACTGTCGGATCGTCGCGATCGGCAACCCGGACAACCCCGCCTCCCACTTCAGGCGGGTGTGCACGCCCGGGTCGGGCTGGCATCAGATGGCGATCAGCGCCTTCGACTCCCCGAACCTGACCGGCGAGGACGTGCCGCACGAGATGTCCGCGGCGCTGGTGGGCCGGGAGTGGGTGGAAGAGAAGGCGAGGGAGTGGGGCGAGGAGAACCCCGTCTACCGCTCCAAAGTCTTGGGCGAGTTCTCCGAGGACGGCCCCAACCAGGTCGTCCGCGGCTCCGACATCGCCCGCTGCCGCCTCCCGTGGGACACCCGCCCGCCCGCCGACAAGTTCCTGCCCGTCGAACTCGGCGTCGACGTCGGCGGCGGCGGAGACGAGACAGTCATCCGGGAGCGCCGCGGGTTCCAGGCCGGCAGAGAGTGGCGCGCACACACGGACCGGCCCGAGCAGATCGCCCCGCTCGTGTTGCAGGCGATCCGCGAGTCCGAGGCGACCGCGGTGAAGGTCGACAGCATCGGCATCGGGTTCGGTGTGATCGGCGAGCTGCGGAACGCGGCGAACCGGGGCGAGCACAATGCGCGGGTCGTCGGCGTGAACGTGGCCGAGTCCGCGTCACAGAAGGACAAGTTCATCAACCTTCGAGCCGAACTCTGGTGGGAGCTCGGCCGGGGCCTGTCAGAGTCGGGCGGCTGGCATCTGGCCGCGATGGACAACGCGGATACGACAGTGGCGCAGTTGCTGGAGCCGCGGTGGGACGTGGATCCGAAGGGGCGGATCCGGGTGGAGCCGAAGGACGAGATCAGGAAGCGGCTCGGCCGGTCGCCGGATAACGCGGATGCGTTGCTCCTGGCGTTCTATGCCGCGGGCCGAACACGAGTGAGGTGGCTGTGATGTGCAGCAATGTGCCGATGGTGCGCGCGGGTGACGTGCTGCTCGTCTGCTTCGAGGAGCAGGCGAGCGATGCGGACGCGCAGCGTTTCACGGAGCAGGTGCAGGAGGCGTTGCCTGGGGTGAAGGTCGCGCTCATGGAGGGCGTGACGGGGCTGGCTGTGTTCCGGCCTGAGACCTCCGACGATCAGCCCGTAGAGAACTGAGGTGGCCGCAATGAGGAAGCTCCGCGTGAACCCCAAGAAGCTGAAAGATTTGCGGCCAGCGTCCATGTTGACAGGAGGATTTACACTCATCACAGCAGGATGCTGGAATATCTTCGGTACCGGGGTTGGTCTCATCTCCGGAGGAGTCCTCACCTGCGTCCTGCAATGGGTGCTCGACAGCGACTGACGTGAGGGAGGTGCCGAGTGGGAAGAACCCTCTTCGGCTCCCTCGCCAACGCTTTGCGTGCCCGCCCCACCAGCACCCCCGTCCCCTTCGCTTCCCGCCACGCCTCCTACGGACACGGCCTCTTCGGCTCCAACCGCGGAACCACCGCCGAGCTCAACAGCATGGGCTCCGTCTCCACCCTCTTCGCCATCGTCAACCGCACCGCCAAAGCCGAAGCCGGCGTCGAGTGGAAGCTGTACCGCAAGGCCAAGTCGGGGAAGAAGGAAGACCGCGTCCAGGTCACCTCGCACGCCGCGCTCGACCTGTGGGACAAGCCGAACGACCACTACACCCAGAGCGTGTTCGTGGAAGCCGTGGCGCAGCACAAGCAGCTCACGGGCGAGCAGTGGTGGGTCATCGCCCGCAACGAGCGCTCCACGATTCCTCTGGAGCTGTGGCCGGTACGCCCGGACCGGATGACACCAGTCCCGGACCCGGAGACGTTCCTGTCCGGGTACATGTACACGGGCCCCGACGGGCAGCAGGTCGCGTTGCGGAAAGAGGACGTCGTCTTCATCCGCACCCCGCACCCGGAGGACCCGTACCGCGGCATCGGCCCCGTGCAGGCCCTGCTCACCGACCTCGACGCGATGCGCTACAGCGCGGAGTGGAACCGGAACTTCTTCCTCAACAGCGCTGAGCCGGGCGGGATCATCGAGGTCCCAAACGGGCTGTCCGACGGCGAGTTCAACGAGCTCCGCGACCGGTGGAACGAGCAGCACAAAGGCGTCGCCAACGCCCACCGCGTCGCGATCCTCGAACACGGGCAGTGGAAAGACCGCAAGTTCAGCCAGCGGGACATGCAGTTCGTGGAGCTCCGCGACGTCGGCCGCGAGGTGATCCGGGAGGCGTTCGGGTTCCCGAAGCCGATGCTCGGCAGCACCGACGACGTCAACCGGGCCAACGGCGAGTCCGGGGAGCGCATGTTCGCCCGCTGGCTCATCGTCCCGGACCTCGAAGCGATGAAAGACGCGCTGAACAACCAGCTGCTGCCGCTGTACGGGCCGACCGCAGAGGGCCTGGAGTTCGACTACGTCAACCCGGTCCCCGAGGACGTCGACAAGGACGCGATCCAACTGACGGCGCGCTCGAACGCTGCCGCGGCGCTGGTGCAGGCCGGGTTCGACCCTGCGGGCACCCTGTCTGCGGTTGGCCTCCCCGACATCGCGTTCGCACCGCCTGCTGCTGCGCCGGTCCCGGCCGGCCCCGCCCCGGCGGCGCTGCTCCACCGTCCGCTGGCGGCGCTCCCCGCGGCCCGGACCGAGTGGGACATCGCGGTGGCGCAACTCCTCAACACCCAAGACACGAGCGCCCTCGACCAGGTCCGCGCCGACCACGACGACGCCCTCTCACAGCTCCTCGACCGGTGGATCCCCATCGAAGACAGGTGGATCAACGCCCTCGGCGACCAGATCCGTACCGCCGTCGACGATGACGACACCGCAGCCCTTGCCTCCCTCACCGTCGACAGCGGCCACGCGGCCGATGTCCTGCGGGAGGCACTCGGCGGGATGGCGAACCGCGCGGCCGGCCGGATGGTTGATGAGGCGGCGGCGCAGGGCGTCACCGTGGTCGCGCCGGAGTTGGACGAGGCAGTGACGAACCGGATGGATGTCGGGTCGCTGCGGGCTGTGTTCGGGTCTGAGCTGGTGGGGATCGCTGCGGCGACGGCTGGGCTCCTCGGGTCCGGGCTGGCGTCGACTGCGGGACGTGAGGCGCTGCGGCTGCTCACTCCTGGCGCGGACGGCGCGGGCGTGGCACGCCAGGTGAAGACTTTCCTGCGGGGCCTGTCGAACCGTTTGAAGCTCGATCAGCTGGGTGGGGCGCTGCACCGGGCCACGAATGCGGGCCGGGTGGCGACGCTGGAGGCCGCTCCGGTTGCCACGTACACGGCCAGCGAGGTCAACGACGCGAACCGGTGCGCGCCCTGTACGGAGATCGACGGTACTCAGTTCGCCGACTTGGACGCGGTGCGTGCCGCGTACGGCGCCGGTCCGTATCGGCTGTGCCTGGGCGGGATTCGCTGCCGCGGGACTGTCGTGGCGACGTGGGACACGACGGGAGATAACGAATGAGCCGGATGCCGGGCCTCGTGCTGCCCGCGAACCTCACCAGCTTCGTGGCTAAGCAGCGTGAGCAGGCCGACAAGCTCCGCAAGGAGCACGGTATCGAGGCGCAGTCCTGGTACCGCATCACGAACGCCACGTCTGCGGACGAGGCCGAGATCCTGCTGTACGACGAGATCGGCGGCTGGTACGGCGCGACTGCCGATGAGTTCATTGAGGACCTGCGCGCGGTCACCTCCCCGAACCTCCGCGTCCGCGTCAACAGCCCTGGCGGGTCGGTGTTCGAGGGCATCGCCATCGCCAACGCCCTACGAAGCCACCCTGCGATCGTGACGATCCAGATCGACGGGATCGCCGCGTCGATCGCCTCGGTCATCGCCATGGCTGGGGACCGCGTCGAGATGGCCCCGAACACCATGCTCATGATCCACGAGGCGAGTGGCCTGTGCATGGGCGACGCCGCCGAGATGGAGGAGATGGCGGTGCTCCTCGGCCTCATCTCCGACAACATCGCCGACGCCTACGCGGCGAAGGCGGGCGGCACCCGGGAGCAGTGGCGTGAGGCCATGCGCGCCGAGACCTGGTACCTCCCGAACGACGCGGTCACGGCCGGCCTCGCGGACGAGGCGATCCAGATGCCGAAGCGCGGTGAGCCGGTGCCCGAGCCTGAGCCGGGTGAGGACGAGCCGATGCCGGTGATGCACCGGGAGTTCGACCTCACCGCGTACGGCTACAACGGCCCCAAGCAGGCTGAGACCACAGAGCCCGCAGCCGTCGAGCCGGATCCGCTACCGACACTGATCATCAACGTCGAGAATGCGCTCGGCGACGAGGAGATCGTCAAGAGGCTCCGCGAGATGGCAGCCGGATACACCTCGGAGCAGACGTCGGAGACGCCGCCCGAGATCCCGGAGCAGGCCCGTCTTGACGACGCGAAGAGCGCCGACAACGAGGCCGAGACGGAGTCGGCCGCAATCGTCGAACCCGAACCCGAGCCCGTGGACGAGTGGGCGGCCGCGGTCGCCCACCTCGTCCAGCCCAAGCCCGACCCGTGGGCCACACTCATGGCCCGCTTCACCCACAGCACGTCGGCGGCCAGCTCGGCGACGCACGCAGCCTGAAGGAGGCAGCATGGCAACCCCTACGATTCCGAGCAACGCCGCCGAGCTGGCGGAAATGCTCGCCGACCCGGCCAAGGCGGGGTCCGTCGTTGAGTCCCCTGAGACTCTGACGAACTTCATCACCGAGTACGCCAACCGGCAGCAGGGTGAGGGCACGGACCTCAACCGGCAGATCGCCGAGGAGACGCAG